GTTCGTTTACTGCTTATGCAGATATAACAAAAGATAATGCTGTAGCTTGGGCTAAAGCTGCTTTAGGTGCTGATGAAGTCACAAATATAGAAACATCTATTGCTGCACAGATAACAGAATCTAAAACACCTACAACATCAACTGGTGTTCCTTGGTCATAGTAATAACTGACCAATAATTATTGAAAATAATATAAAAACGATTATTATTGAGCTTTATTCTTTTTAATAATGCTTAAAAAAGTACTAACAATAGCTGCTGCTTCAGCACTATCAACTCCTGCATTTGCTGGTTTCTATGTAAATGTAGAAAACAATGGTTCTTATACAGGCAAAGACTACACTGGCTCTGGTACTGATTTGCATCTTGGTTATGAGAATGGTAATGCCTTTGGTAGCTACTACATACAAGGTGGAGCGTATCTTAACAATCCAGATGGTGCAGATTCAGAAACAAACTTTTCTGGTAAAGTTGGTGGAAATGTAGTTGCATCAAAAAATATTGATGTATATGGAGAGTTTTCTATAGTGACTGACGACACTAACAGCTATGGAACTAAGGTTGGTTTGAAGTATAAATTTTAATTAACTGGCTTTGAGTTCATTGTACGTGTCATAACAGACATTGTTAGATATAAAGGCAGTATTGTGGGCAAAATAATCAACATACTTATAATTGAAGCATGTCCTATTGCCCTCAGTATTGCATCTTTTACCATGACTTTTTCTAAAATTGCAAATATATTGTCAATTATCTCATTTGTGATGGTAACTGCAATGAGTGTTTCAGCTTACGTAGCAATACGTTATATGCAAAGTCCAGAATTTGAAAGAACATTGAAAAACAAGATCATGGGAAGTCTGGAGGATAAATTACCAGATGTGATGGGAGAAAAAATACCAGATTTCACAGGGCCATCTATACAGCTACCAGAAAAAAAAAATTAAGCCAAAATAACGATTCAGATAAATGGTTTTGGGATTATATTGAAAAAAAAGGTAGAGAAAATATAGACTGGGAATTAAAAGGTAAATGGAAATAATTAAAATTCCAAGAATTGAAATACCACAGATAAAGATAAAAGAAATTAATATTCCTAGAGTAAGAACATGGGAACAATATCCAACAACTTTAGATATTATTGATAAACCCAAACTTGATTATCCTGTTGTAAGCTATCCAACATTTGAGCTTTTAGAATATAACCCAAATAAATTTATACCAACAGATCCAGTAAAACAACCAGAACAAAAGCAGCCAGATATTCCACAACCGCCAGAGTATCAGCCCGAAGTCAAAAAAGATAAAGAGTTCTTTATAAAATGTCCGTCTGAGGATAATATTCCAGTAGGAAGCTATCCAAATGACCTTAAGTTACAGGTTGTTGTTTCTCATACGGTAAAAAATGGTAAATGCTATGAAGTCTACAGAGATTCAACCTTTGTTGAGAAATGGATTCCTAGCCCTCCTGTTCTTGTTAGCACTTCAATTATTGCTGTTGCAGCGGCTGGTTCACCTATTATAGTTAATCTTCTCAAAAACCTTGTTAAGACAGCCATTAAGCGTTTAACTAAATCTAAGGATAAGTCTAAGGCACAAACATAAACAAAGAAATTTAGAGGCACTTTGTAGGCCATTCTGAGTGAAGCAAAATCACTTATTAAGCTCGATTTTGTGTGTGTGAGGTATTACTTGGTTCATTTTAGGTTTGCTTACAATATCGGAGCAAAGGTCGAAGTAAGGACTGTCAGGGGCAAATTCAGCACCAATAACCCTTAGCTCATGGCAGTTTTTTAATCTTGCAAGCTCATAATTCAATCGGGCTGTAGATAATTGTTGCCGCATTATCTTTTCTTGAGTAGTCGCACTATTGAGGCAAGCATTTTGAAAACGCTTATCAAGAGGTACAGATATTGTGGCAGCTATCCCAAAATTAAAAGAAGTAGAATCTTTGTTGCCGCTGTAGTTTTCTCTGTAGTAGAGAATCTCACCCGCATTTGTGAGGTTGCCATCTGAGTCTGTTGCTTCGTTGTAGACTGGCGTATGGAAAATGTAGTCTTGAGGGCGTTTTACTGCAACCGAAGTTGTTGCGAAGGGGCTTATTGATAATGTAGCTCCAGAACACTTAATACCATTTCCATAAGTATTTTCTGTCATTGGCCCTGTTAAAACCTGAGTGGCAAAATTCGATACTGATGAGCTTGTATTCGATTGGGGATTAGCTATTGTACTTTGATTGGCATAACTAGGCAGACAAGAAAAAAGGGTTATCAGTTGGAAAAAATAATAGTAGTATCTGTTACAACCTCTGAGGTCACTTGCCTTGTTATATCTATAACGCTTTCTAATGATGGACCTTTGTAAAACTCCGAAAATTGAAAAGCGTTGCCTTGAGTGGTTTGCTGCCATTGAGGTTTTTGATCCATGTTCAAGCCTGTCCATTCGTAGGTAGTTCCATTGATGGTTTCTGTCACTGTGGCATTTGGCATGGATATTGAATCACAGTTGCCGCATGAGATACCAGAACCAGTAACACTGTAGGTATATCCCGAATTATAGCGAACCTCCCTTATTTGCTCAGTCAAATTATTAGTGGTTACACTGCGAGAAGTGCTAGTAGCAGAATTAAAGTTGGGGACTACAGTTTGAGCATAAACTGGACTAATGAAAAATATAAAAGGCAGATATTTCCACATCAATCAATAGTTAAGTCAGTTACAAATTGACCAGTAAGGACAACTCCTGTTCCTGTTCCACCTGTAAGCGTCATGGTGTGATTATCTAAGGTAACAGCTGCTGTGCCTACTGAACCAGCACTTGTAGAGGTAAGGTCACTAAAATTACCAACTGTTCCTACCGTTGGGGCTGATCCACTTGTCTGATCACCTTCTAGGTAGCTAGTACTAAACGAAAAAGCCTCTCCGCTTACTGCCTGACTAGCTGAAGGAAACGAAATAGAGGGGATTCCTGAGCTTGTAGAACCAAACCCCCCGATTGTTGCCGCTGAATTTGAATCTACAGTTGTGACGTTGTTGCCACTAATACTATAAGATGACCCAATTTTGTCGGCTGAAGTTGCTGCTGACAAACTTTCTAATTTTACAGAACTTGAAATAGAGTGAGTCAAATTAGCAAAAGCGGCTGAAGGGAGCATAAAACAGGCAGTAAGTAGCAGTTTTTTCATTTAATACCTACATTATTGTTCTTATTATCTACTATAACGTCTTTTTTGTTGTTATTTCTATTACCTTTGATGGATAAACCCAGCGAAGCGGTAGAAGCTGAAAAAATACTTGCAATAAATGTCGGGTCAAAATCTACAATTTTTTTGCCGTCTGCTGGTTCATAGTATGAAAGGCTTAAGAGAGTTGCAGACCAGATCAGAATACAGATTTTTACGACTGTTTCAACTTTGCTTGGTTCTTGATCTTCCATGAAAGGTAACTACCTAAATGTGTGAGGAGATAGCGTTTTAAAGCTAATATAGGTAGTTAGCCAAAAATAGCAAATATTGGTATGTTTGGAAAGAAACATATTAGAAAAATGACAGCTTTACTAAAACCATTACTTTTAAATTTTGCTAGAAGTGAAAGCCTCAGGAAATTATGTTTGGAAATCCTACGCTACTGCGTAGATAAAACTGACAATGATATTGATAATTCATTAGTTGACTTGTTGGAAACTAAATTATTTCCAGTTAAATGAAACAGATAATTAAGGTTTTAAATTCTAAAATGACTCTTGAAGAAGAGTTTGAAATGAAAAAACAAATAAACGTAATAGAAAAAGAAACTGATATTAATGAGGTAAAAATGTATGCTGTGGATTTATTGAAAACAGCTAGTAAACAAGGGCATTTCGTCAGTATGGCATTAGAAATAATATGTGACCAACAAGACGTAATTTTTAAATATGAGGCAGATTTAAAGAAAAAAAAAGCGACTTTTAAAAGTCGCCTTTTATATGTTTTATTTGGAAAAGATTAAATTAAATCTTTATCAGTAATATCAAACCACGTAGCAGATTCGATAACCATACCTGTTAGCTTATCTGTCTTTGTAGTTTCACAGAACTCAAAAGTTCTTTCTGTATCAGGGCTGTAATAAATCTGTCCTATGTAGGGATTATTTGGAAATCGCACAACTATCCAATCATTCATTTTTATTTAATAGTTGTTCTATTTCTTCATACCTTTTAATTTGATTTACAAAGTTGTCTTTGAGCCATTCATGTAAAGCTAATCCAACGACAGAAGATAAAGTATTTCCTGATAAATCAGATAATAATTGAACCATTTTAAAATCTTGTTTTGTAAATGGTGTAAAAGTAAGTCTTTCGTTTTTATCCATATGTTATTTAAAAAGGAATATCAGATGGTAATTCAGATTGATTTGCCTGTACATCTACAGTCGTTTCTGATGCCTCTATCTTAATTTTTCGAGGGTTTATACTACCAAATGCACCAAAGTCATCATCATCAAATTTTCCTACCCAGCCATCCCCATAAATATAAATACCTTTAACAGTCTCTTGTTCTCTTGATTCTCTGTTATAAACTTTGCCTTCTTTATGAAATCTTTCATG